TGCGGGACCTGTACGCCGACGCCGAGGAGCGGCTTCTCGCGATGGTCGCCCGGCGCCTGGCCGACGGCATCGACGCACCGCAGTGGATGGAGGCCAAGCTCGCCGACATCCAGGCCCTGCGCCGCGGCGCCCAGGCCGTGGTCGACGAGCTCGGCAAGGCGACGTCGCTCGAGGTGCACGACGCCGTAGGCGAGGCGTACAACGTGGGCGCCCGGGCCGGCCTCATCGAGCTCGGCGCCCTCGACGACGGGACCGCCGTACGGCTTGCCGAGCAGACCCCGGGCACGCGCCGCGCCGACCGCCTGGCGATGGAGACGATCGCGGTCGTCAACGAGTCACACCGGGGCATCCTGCGGGGCGTCGAGGACGTCTACCGCAACGTCCTGGCCCAGGCGGCAGCAACGCCGCTCCTGGGGGTGGAGACGCGCAGGCAGGCCACCCAGACCGCCGTCGCACGGTTCACCGAGCGGGGCGTCACCTCGTTCGTCGACCGAGCCGGACGCAACTGGTCGATGACCACCTACGCCGAGATGGCGACGCGCACCGCCGTCGGACGGGCCGCTGTCGAGGCCCACCATGACCAGCTGTCCGCGGCCGGCACCGAGCTGGTCATGGTGTCGCAGTCGCCGCACGAGTGCCCCAAGTGCCGCCCCTGGGAGGGGAAGATCCTCGCGCTCGACGGGCCGGACGGGAAGCGCACCGTCGAGGTGGAGCACGCCACCGAGGACGACGTCATGGTCACGGTGGAGGTGGCCGGCACACTCGACGAAGCGCGTCGGGCGGGACTTCAGCACCCGAACTGTCGCCACACCACCAGCGTCTACCTGCCGGGCATCACGCGCCCGCCCGCGAAGGCCGCTACGGACCCGGACGGCTACGAGGCCACCCAGCGGCAGCGGGCGATCGAGCGGAACATCCGCAAGCACAAGCTGCGCGCGGCGAGCGCGGTCGACCCGGCGGCGAAGCGCGCGGCCGAGGCCCGCGTGCGCGTGTGGCAGGGACAGATGCGCGACCACCTGGACGCGCACCCCGAGCTCATGCGGAAGCGGTACCGGGAGCAACCCGGGGCGAGCAACCTGCCCACCAGCGCACGCCCGCCGCAGGATGCCGTCGAGGCCGCTCGTATCCGCGCGGGTGACGCGCGCACGCCCGCGGAGATGACGGACGAGCAGCTCGGCGCAGCGATGCGCTCGGGCGCCCTCGACGAACGGGACTTCGCCCGTGTCGAGGCGGAGGCCGACCGCCGGGACCAGACCGCGCTCATGGACCGCGTGCGCCCGGGCGGCCAGCTCGCCAACGACCTGACCGGCTTCTCCGACGACGAGCTGGGCCGAGCGCTGCGGGACATGCCGCCCGCCGACACACTTCGGATCGCCGCGGAGATGGACCGCCGGGACCTGGACGCGGGCATGCCCAGCGTCGACCGGACTCTCGCCGGACTGTCCGACGAGCAACTCGGCGCCCGGGCAGCTCACGCCGACGGCGAGGACCTCGCCCGGATCGCAGCCGAGGCCGACCGTCGCCAGCTGCTCGCCCAGGTGTTCCCCGCAGGGGCGCTCGCGGCGGACCTGACACCGATCGGAGACGAGGCACTCGGCTGGGCCCTGCGGTACGCCAACGCCGAGCAGGCAGCCCGGATCGCCGTGGAGCTCGACGCCCGGTACCCCACCGAGCCGCTCCCGTCTGCCGCTGGCGCTCACACGGTGGCCGGCCAGCTCGCCGACCGTGCCGCGCTCGAAGAGGCCCTCGGCCCGCTCAGTGCGGTCGACGAGTGGGCACGACTCGCCGACGACCTGCCCGACCCGTATGCCGGCATGACGGCGACCGAGCGATGGCTCGCGGAGCGGGAGGCCGAACAGCAGGCGGCACGCGGGGCGTACACGCGCGAGCAGGTGCGGGAGATGTACCGAGAGCACGTCTTCTCGCAGCTGCTGGCGGCCGAGGAGGCTACGAACGGCCGTCTCCTGAGCCGCAGAGCGCAAACCGAGGGCGTCGACCCGATGTCGTTGTTCACGGGTCCGTCACACGTCGCCTACGCCCGCGCGTCGGAAGAGCTGAAACGGTGGTGGGCGGATCATCCCCGCACTACCCTGGCGGAGTACACAGAGATGGTCACCGGCGAGGCCAGCAGCGCCGCAGCAACAGCACGCAAGGCCGCCAGCGACCAGCAGAACCGACTCTGACCCGGGGGGCAACTGTGGGCGGACGCGAGGCACTGGTGCGGGCCCTCGACGAGGGCGCCGAAGCAGGCCGCGACCGTGCGCCCGTGACCACTTGCCCGTACCCGGCCGGCGACCTTCGCCGCTCTGCCTGGGTCCGCGGCTACGCGAAAGCCCGGCCTCTACTGGACGAGTAGGCGCTTCATGCGGGCCTGTAGTCGCCCGTGACTCTCGCCCAGGATGCTGGCCCGAATGCTGCTACGACCATGGGGTCCCCGCTGCCCGCGGTTCGATAGACGAGCAGTACTCCATTCGGCTGGATCCCGTATTGCCATCGGGTGGGATGTTCGCCAGTCGAGTCGTTGAACTCGTCAGACCAGCGTGCCGGGGTCTCTTCCTCTTCAACCGCTGGGCGAAGATATCTCACCGTTACAGACATGTTCGGATGATATAGGCGAATAGCCCTTTCTGCCCGACATGCTCGAATAGCGCCCCATGCGGGCCCGCATGGGGCGGGCCCTTTTACATGCCCGGACTCGGGCCCTTCGACGTCCGGGCGCCAGGCGTGCCCGGCAGCAGCACACCCCCCGGCAGGCCCGGGGAACCTACGCGCACCGGGAGTGCACGACATGCAGAAGCGAACCCTCGCCCGCCACGGCCTCCGTGCCGACTGGGCGCACCCCTACGCCACGGGCCCTTTCGACCCGTACCTGTACGCCGACGGAGGGGACGGAGACGACTCCGGATCCGACAGCGGCGACGGGGCCGGTGACGACAGCGGAACGGACGACGGCCAGGACGACGACGGCGCCGGCGGGACCGGCGGCGACGACGGCCAGGACGACGACACCGGCAAGAGCACCAGCGCGAAGCCGAAGCCTCCCGCGCGGAAGCCCGCCGACGAGGAACCGGCCGCGAAGATCGCCCGCCTGGAGAAGGAACTGAAGGCGGCGAACGGCGAGGCCGCGAAGGCCCGCACGTCCGCGAAGAAGGCTGCGGCCGACGAGGCACGCACGGAGATCGTGCAGGAGCTCGGCAAGGCCCTCGGCCTGGTCAAGGACGAGCAGGACGCGCCGCCGGACCCGGCCGCCCTCACGGCTCGGATCGAGCAGGCGACCGCCGCGCACCGGGAGACAGCGATCGAGCTGGCGGTGTACCGGGGCGCGTCCAGGTACGGCGCCGATCCCGACGCCCTGACCGACAGCCGGGCCTTCCTGTCCTCGATTAGGGGCCTCAACCCGGGCGGCGAAGGGTTCGCGAAGGCCGTCAACGCCGCCATCAAGAAGGCGGTCGACGACAACCCGAAGCTCAAGGCCGTGCCCGCAGCGCCGGACCGCACGAGCAGCGACTTCAACGGCGGAGGCGGGTCCTCCTCCGACCCCGACGACATCGACAGCATCCGCGCTGAGCGCCGCAAGCGCCGGCAAGGGTAGGAGGTAACACCCCATGGCCAACCAGTTCCTGACTGCGCAGGTCATCGCGCGCCAGGCCCTCGCCAACCTGTACGAGACCACAGTCATGGCCTCGCTGGTCCACAGGGATTACGAGGCGGAGTTCAACCGCAAGCAGGGCGACGCGATCACCATCCGCAAGCCCGCAGTCTTCGTTGCCCAGGAGTACGACCGGACTCAGGGCATCAATATCCAGGCCGCGCAGGAGGGCAGCGTCAACATGTCGCTGAATCATTTCGCGGACGTGAGCTTCGCGGTGACCAGCGAGGACATGACGTTGAAGGTCGAGGATTTCGACACTCAGCTGCTCACCCCGGCGATGGAAGCCGTCTCCCAGAAGATCGACCGTGACATCCTCGCGCTGCGCGATGACATCACGCAGGAGGTCGGGGCCGTCGCGGAGGACACGGATGGCGAGGACCACAACTACACCGGCGGGCACTACCCCTGGTCGGACTCCCGCGTGCTGATCGAGGCCGGCGCGGTCCTCGACCTGAAGAAGGTTCCGTCCTTGCAGCGGTCAGTCGTTACCGGTCCGACCACCAAGGCCCGTTGGACTGCCGAGAAGACGTGGCGTCAGGCCGACAAGCGTGGCTCCACGGAGGGCCTGCTGGAGGCGTCTCTCGGCAGCCGGGTGAGTGGCTTCGACCCGTACTGGTCGCAGAACATCGGCCAGCCAGCGCAGTCCCCGCCGTCGGGTCAGCCGACGACCGAGGTCAACGTCGCCTTCCACCGCACCGCGTTCGCGCTGGCGTTCCGGCCGCTGGAACTGCCGCAGGGCGCGATCGACGCGGCGATGGTCCCGTACAAGGGCTTCGCCCTGCGAGTGGTCCGCGACTACGACGTGAACCTCAAGCAGATGGTGATCAGCATCGACTGTCTGTACGGCACGAAGACCCTGGACGCGAACCGCGCTGTCCTGATCAAGGGCGCCGACGCCTGATCCGCCGGCCGCCGTGCGCGCCGCGGCGGCCGCCTCTTCTGCCCACCCCTCGCCATCGAGGAGCGAACCCATGGCGTACCAGCGCCGCATCGTCACCCAGTCCATCCGCCTCACCGGCTCCCCGGTCGGCGCCCAGTCTCTCGTCGTCTGGCGGGCCCCCGTCCCCTGCACCGTCGTACGGCTGCACGGCTACCGCTCCGGCGGCGCCGCCGCCGCCGTCAACGCCAAGATTGGTGCCTCCGCGGTCCTCGCCTCGAACCTGACCGCCGGCTCCAGCGCGTACGCCTCGGCAGCCCCGACCGGCACAGCTGGCGACATGGCCGCCGGCGGAGTCCTCTCCCTGGACGTCATCTCCGGCGACGCCACCACCGTCATCATCCAGGCGGACATCGCCATCGACGCCGACGTCAACGACCTGCCGTGACGGAGGCATCCATGAGCGAGTTCGTCTACCGCAACGAGAACACCGGCGACGTCGTCTC